ATGGCAATGTTTGGAAAAAACTATTATATGTTCCGGTAACTCTTATTCCTGGACAAGACAGCGGCTTAATCGAACAAGGTGTAATTTCATTATACAAAAAAGATTCAAACAATGTATTCACAATAGTTAATTCTATTGTCAGCCCAACACCCGCTAATTACGAACATTTTGGTTCTAATTTAGTATTTGGTAACAACGTGTTGTATATTGCGGCATCTGGCTATAATGTCAATGCCGGAAAGATTTATAAACTGCAATATACTACTACTGAATATAAGACTGCCTATTACAATCCAGTCGGCAGTTCAGATACTACACTTGCATTATCAAAAGATGTAGGATCAATTGTAAATCCAACTGTTGGTATTTTGCCTGGAATGATTATTAGCGGAGAAGGATTTACCAGCGGCCAAACTGTAGTCGAAGTGTCAAGCAACGGAACAAGTTTAACTATCAGTGCTCCAGCTGACAGTACACCAAGTGGAAAAATTAGTTTTTCATTAGTAGGCTGGGGATATGATAAAAATCTACCGTCATATGAAGGCACCGTTGCAAATGCTAATTTTGGTAGTACACTGGCAATTAGTTCTGATAATAATACTTTGGTAATATCGTCAAATAACGGAGAAACGGTTGGAAGAATTCTTATTATTACTAATCCTGGCCCCAACGCTACTCAACAACTTCTAGTAGGAACTACTACTAGTTTTGGCAATAGCATTTCATTATCATCAGATGCATCTTACTTTGTTATAGGTGATAGTTTAGCATCTGGTAATAAACAATTCCAAGGAAAGGTTACTGTATACAAAAAAACATCTTCGGGATATACTTCTTATCAAGAACTTGTAAATCACAAAGCAGAAGAGTCTGGATATTTTGGTAGCAGAGTTGCATTTATGAACGGCAGTAATACTCTTGTAGTTTATAGTTCATACGAAGATACTATCATAAAGACATCGTTGGATCAATATGCAACCACCCTACCAACATTCTCGTATATAGATGCTGATGATAACATACTAACATCTACGTATGTAAACGACCCAACATCGGATAGAAACGAACATGCTACTACTTTTGACAAAGATTCTACAAGATTTGTTTCGATTAATGTAGATAGCGGCCGAGTTGATATCTATGACAAGTATTTGAATAATTGGGTATACAGTGAAACACTTAATAATACTTTAAAAGTTCGAGATGGTTATGGAATTGGATTTGCAGTTGGTAACGACAGGGTAATTGTAGGTGCACCTTATGCATTGGATCGTAATTTAATTTCAGGAAAAGTTTTCGATTATCTAAAACCTCCTGGCACTAACAGTTGGAAAATTAAGTATCAAGAAGTTGATAAACCTGATGTTAAAAAAATCAGAAAAGCCTTCTTATACAATCGAGTATCAGGACAGTTATTAACATATCTTGATTTGATTGATGTTGCACAGAATCGTCCAGCCGGTCCTGCCGCGGGAGAAATTAAGTACCAATCATTCTATGATCCTGCAATTTATTCTGTGGGAACTGGAAATGTTAATGTTGATGCCGATTCTCCTTGGAACAAATCACAAGTTGGTAGATTATGGTGGGATCTACGTACCGCTAAATTTATTAACAGCTACGACTCAGATGTAATGTACCGGACCAACACATGGAATACATTGGCAACTGGTGCAAGTATTGATATCTACGAGTGGATTGAAACTACATTACTTCCGGAGGCATGGAATAAACTTGCTGATACCGAAGAGGGTATTGCCGCAGGTATCAGTGGAACTTCACTGTATGGAAATAGTGTATACGCACTAAGGCAGCGTTATGATTCTATTAGCCAATCTTTTAGGAATACATATTACTATTGGATTAAGAATAAAAAGACTATTCCTAATGTATCTGGTCGACACTTATCGGCACAGGATGTTGCAAGTCTAATAGAGAATCCACGTGGCCAAGGCTATACTTACATGGCACTAACTGGTACTAATTCGTTTAGTCTAGTTAATTCAAAACAATATTTAAAAGACACTGAAGTTGTACTATCAGTTGAATACTGGACAACTGATAATATTAACACTAATGTACATAGTCAATGGAAAATTATTAACAACGATGCTGGTACAGTATTACCTGCTTCAATTGAGTTAAAATGGTTTGACAGTTTGTGTGGAAAAGATCTAGCTGGTAGAGAAATTCCGGATGTATCCTTACCTCCAAAATTACGTTATGGTATAGAAAATCGTCCGCGTCAAAGTATGTTTGTTAATCGATTTGAAGCATTAAAACAATTTGTTGAACAAGTTAATCTAACATTAAAAGACGAGCAAATAGTTACTACTCGTGATATATCCAAGTTAAAACTATACGATACTCCGCCAAGTTTAGTCACAGGGCTTTACGATAGTACAGAGAATACAGATGCAGAAATCCGATTTGTGAATGTTGGTGCGTATAAACGTCCTATATTTGGAAATCCTATAATTGTCGACGGTAAGATAACCGGGCTTGATATTCAATTTGCCGGCCGAGGCTATGTACAAGCACCGTATATAAACATTATTGGTTCAGGCATTGGTGCTAAGGTGCGTGCTATTATCAATGCTGTTGGCCAAATAACTGGAGTAACAGTGCTGTCGCCCGGTGAAGGTTATGATAATAATACCATTGCATCTGTAAGAGATTATTCTGTACTAATATACAGTGATAGTCAAGCCCTAGGAGCATGGGCCCTATACAGCTACGAACCAACAGAAAAAGTATGGTCTAGACTACAATCTCAAACTTACAATACACAAAACTATTGGTATTATATTGACTGGTTTGCCAAGGGATACAGTCAATTTACGGCTGCTGACTATGCAGTTAACACGTTAGCAGAATTAGGTTCTATAACTGTAGAGATAGGACAAATAGTTAAAATCCGTAATACAAGTTTTGGAAACTGGTTACTTGTAGAAAAGTATGCTAATAATGATTTATTTGATTATACTAGATCGTATAATGTTGTTGGAATTGGTAACGGAACAATACAATTTAGTTCGTCTATTTACGAATCTGTTAGTACAGACGAGGGATATGACGGCTCAACATACGACAGTGCTGTATTCGATAACTCACCTACAACTGAACTACGTATTATTTTGAATGCATTAAAAGATGATATATTAGTTGATGAATTAAAAGTAAAATATTTAGATTTGTTCTTTACAACTGTGCGTTATGCACTTAGTGAACAAATATACATTGATTGGATTTTTAAATCAAGTTTTATCAAAGCACGACATAATGTTGGACTCTTAGATCAGCCAGTCACTTATATAAACGATAATTTAGCTGACTATCAGGAATATATTGCCGAAGTTAAACCTTACAAAACAAAAATTAGAGAATACGTAAGCTCATATCAAAATAGAGAATTAAGCAGTTCTTTAATCTCAGATTTTGATGTACCTCCTCGATATAAAAATAATAAAATCATAACAATGGATGCGTATGTAAGTCAAGGATCGCTAGTGACTCTTGATTCTGCGTTTAATTCATACCCTTGGAAAAATTGGGTTGATAATCTAGGATTTGTTATTACTGAATTAAAGATTATTAACGGAGGATCCGGATATATCACTGAACCCGTTGTTCGTATTATAAGCGATTCTGGATCTGGAGCTAAAGCCAGGGCATTTTTCTCTAACGGAATAATTAATCGTATTATTTTATTAACTCCGGGCAGTGGATATTTGTCAGCCCCTACGATTATTATTGACGGCGGTATACTTACAACTGGAACGTCTGCCCAAGTAATTGCAATTATAGGAAAAGGTTTACCGAGGTCAAATTTAATTCAAATAAAGTTTGATAGAATAACACAAACTTACTATGTCACACATTTAGAAGAAACTGAAACATTTAGTCCTAACGGTGCTCGATTACAGTTTCCTTTAACATGGGCGCCTGATAACACAATTGGCTCGTCAATTGTTACTGTGTCTGGAGTTACTGCATTACGTGATTCTTATAAGCTATCGGTTGTGTCGACCAAGACTAACGGAAGTACAGCGTATTCAGGATTAATTATATTTGATTCTGCTCCGACTGGCAGTGTCTCTGTAACTTATAAGAAAAATGCTGCTCTACTAAATGCCGCTGATCGAATTAATTATCTCTACAATCCACAAGAAGGCGATATTGGAAATGATTTAAGTCAGTTGATGACAGGTATTGATTATGGTGGAGTTGTTGTTACTGGATTAGGATTTGATATAAGCACAGGCTGGGGAGTACTACCTTACTTTACAGACAAATGGGATTCAGTTGATTCAACATTTGACGATTACATTGCTGTAGTTAGTGCAGACACACATACTTTTCCATCAAACCCAGCAGATTCTCTACCAACAACATGGCCGGTTGGATCTGAAATTAATATATATCATACAAAATACGATATAGAAACTCACGAAGCAGTTGCAGGCCAGTTAGTATATTCTTATAATGTAAACAAGAATAATCCAACTGTTTCTGTGGTGTATCCTACTACATCAGCCGGCGTCGATTCCAATTACGATTCAGCTACTGTTTATACAACTACAACACTTAAGGTAGTAAACACCGCCGGCATTGATGCTGGTATGATTATTATAGGAACGGGATTTACATCTGGCCAAACTGTAATAGAAAGAGTAAACGCAACAACTTTAACTATCAGCGCCAAAGCCGATAGCGAGCCAAACGGTACATTGCATTTTACCCGCAGTATACGAGGCGGATTCACTGTGCAAATGGCGTCAACAATCGGCATATCAGTTGGAGACATTATTAAAACTACATCTGTATCAGCATTTGGATACGGGACAGTTGTAACAGAAATTGTAGAAGATGTTGGCGTAATTCTTAATCAAATTATATATGAAAATCTTTTACCAGGAACTGCATTAGAATTTAGTCGAGATTTAATAATCCCAACCAATGTTAACATTTACACAGCCGGAATTATTACATTAAAAGAACCAGCTGATGTTGGCAGTATAATAAAAATAACTGGAAATCTTGGACCGTTTAGATTAGACGATCCAGACTATGGTACTTCACAACAATCGATTACCACAGCAGTAGTGACTACGCCGACCTACACTGGCAATATTACACAAACTGTTAGTATACCAAACGATTATGCAATCAACGATAATGACACTATTATCTTACGTAGAAGTACAAGTGACGGCTCGATTAAATCACAAGATACTGACTATGATACTGCATTAAGTGGCGGAGAGTTCACCGGCAACTATAGCACTGGCATCTTTACCAGTGCAACTGGCATATTATCAGATGATATTATTTTAGATGGTGATGATTTAATTTCGCCAACAACTAGTCCAGCACCTGAAGAAGTGGTACCTGGACAAGTAGTTGATGCAGTTGCTATTAAAGTATACGACCAACCACCATCCGGTGCTGCTAATATTATGGTAGACAATTTTATTGCAGACGGTGACACCACAACATTTAAATTATCGCTCCAGCCAAATACTGCCGAAGCAGTGATAGTACGTAAAGGAACAGATTTACAAACTAGTGGAACAGATTATACTATTGATTATAGAAATAGACAAGTTATATTTGATATTGCACCAGCTGCTGAAACAATAATAACAACCTACACCATTGGATTCAGCGGAAGTAATATATTGGATATTGACTATTTTGTGGGAGACGGTACAACCCAGGAATTTATTACTAGAGCACCTTGGTTAGAATCTACAACTGCATTGATTTATGTTGACGGAATTCCAGTCACTCCTGATATATTCAAAACTGATAACACTTATAACAGTGTTAATCGCGTGGCTATGAGATTTGGAGTTGCTCCTGAGGCTGGAGCATTGTTAAGTTTTATTATTGTTGCAGGTGATCAACAATCGTTTGCTGTGACAAAAACTGAACGAATAGTTACCAACGGATCCAGTGTATACTCTCTAGAATATAAAATTGGAGATGCACTGCCTAACGAATCAAATATGGTGGTTCGTGTTAATAATACTATTGTCGCAGGCCCAGTTAATAGTTATTTTACAATTTCAAATAATCGATTAAATTATACAATTGATCCAACAAAAGTAATCCCATACTCAACTGCAATTACTAATATTTTTGTTTATGTCGGCAGTACACGATTAAATCTTGGATCAGATTATACAATTGATTTGGGTGGTATAACTGTTAAAATTAATAAATTAATTTATTCTCAATATGCAAAACAAACTTTAGTAGTAAGTGTTACTGCCGATCAAGGTTATTCGTACAGCCCGGCTGAAAATCAAATTACATTTACTGAATCATATTCTAATTTAGATGTTGTAGAAGTTATTAGTTCTTATAAACATGATATTTTAGACATTGAAAGAACAATGTTAACAGTGTCTTCTAATCTTTCATTAACACCTGATTCTGTTGAATACTATTCTTATAAAGGAATTACTAACGGAACATTAGTATTAGATCGTGCTGTTATCAGTGATAGCTACGTATGGGTCATTCAAAATGAAACTATACTTGTTCCTAGCGTAGATTATAAATTAAATGAAGGCCGTACAAGCATACAGCTTACTGTCGAACCTTCGATTGATGATAAAATCACATTAATGACATTTGGCAGTAATATATTAATGGCTGGTATTTCTTATATGCAATTTAAAGATATGCTGAATCGTGTACATTACAAACGCCTAAGCCTAAACAAACGAACAGTATTAGTAACTGATTTAAAATTTAATGACAGAACTATCGAAGTCGAAAACGCTGATAGTTTTGATAAACCTAACACACTTAAAAATAAACCAGGTATTATTGAAATTCGAGGCGAACGAATTGAGTTTTACGGACTAGACGGTAATGTATTAAGTAAATTACGTCGAGGAACTTTAGGAACAGGAACGCCAATAGTACACAAAGCTGGTACGTATGTTCAGGAAATAGGCCCGACAGAATCTATACCATATGTTGATTCGTCAATGGTTGAGCAAGTAATATCGGACGGAGAAAGTATTGTCATTCCGTTGAATTTTGTACCTGCTAAATCCAGCATTGAACAGTGGTTTACTAATTTTGGATTTACACTAACAGGAAATTATAATATTGCAGGCGGTTATAATGCAAACGATGTTGTAATCTACAATAGTTTATATTACGTAAACGTAAAATCTTATGTATTCAACTCCATTGTAACTATACTTCCGACAAACACAACCTATTGGAAATTGTACGACACTACAATACCTGTGGGATACGGCCAGTGTGATGAAATTGAAGTATTTGTTGGCGGCTATGATACTAGCGTAAATTGGCTACCTAATGTAACATATCTTCCTGGTATAATAGTAACATTAGGTAGTTATACATATAAATGTATGACTGAACACACTAGTACAAGTAATTTTAAAAATGATATCACTAACTGGACGTTCTTTGTTGGAAATATCAGATTAAAAAAATCTCCGTACGAGATGCATAACGAAAACAACGCACCAAATAGTCCTCTTGGAGATATTAAATTAGATGCGGAATTTTCAGTTGATGGCACATCTTCTGCGATTCGATTGACACACAAGCTATCTTTTGGAACCCGTATTACAATTATTAAACGTAATGGAATTGATTGGGATAGCAAGACTAACATTCAATACGATAACAGCAAGATTGCCGAGTTTTTAAGAGCAACTCCGGGTACTTGGTACGCTGAAAATGCTATCCCCGATGTGCAATAAACTAGCACATTATATAAACGAATAAATACACGATAAAGAGAGATCATTATGCAGAGTCAAGAAACAACTGGAATCCACATAGAAGGGCACATTAAAATTTATAACCCGGAATCTGGGGAAATTTTTATTAATAAACGTAATGCCATTCATTATGAAAACATCAGTATTGCCCTAGCCAACAGTCTTGCCGATAGCGGCAACGGATTTGTTTACGAAATGGCTTTTGGCAATGGCGGCACCGCAATCGATCCTACTGGAATTATTACATATTTGACTCCAAATAGCTCGGGATCAAATGCAAGTTTATACAATCAAACATATTCCAAAGTTGTGAATCAAAATTCCAGCAACAACTTGGATCCTAGTAGGAATTATATCGAAGTGAGGCACGTAACTGGCACCAATTACAGTGATTTATTTGTTACATGTTTGTTAGACTACGGCGACGGCAACAGTTCAGGACAACTAGCTTTTGATAATGCAACTGCTACTAATGGCACATTTGTGTTTGATGAATTGGGATTAAAGAGCTTTAGCAGCACTGGTAATAGTTTGTTACTGACACATGTGGTATTTCACCCTGTACAAAAGAGCCTAAACAGACTTATTCAAATTGATTACACTGTACGTATCCAGAGCTTAACCGGCTTGGTTGGAGTTTAACAAATGGCCTATCAAGTTACTTTTACTGATGCAACTAATCCTGCCAAACCAAGCATCACAGTTGAAGATCAAGCACTTAACACACAAACAAGTTTAAATTTTGTAGGTAAGAATTATGCTGGATACGCTCCTGAAATTGCAAAAAGTTTTTTGCACTTATTAGAAAATTTTGCAAATAATAATCCTCCGAGCAATCCTGTTGAAGGCCAACTGTGGTATGATAACAGTACAGGTGTAAGTTTATTAAAAGTATTCGACGGAACTATTTGGACAGCAGCCGGATCAATTAAGAAAGCAGGAACAGTGCCAGCTGCCGCAAACAGTAATCCTGGAGACCTGTGGGTTGATACTACAACAGCACAATTATATGTATTTTCAGGTAGCAATTGGTTATTAGTAGGGCCACAATTTAGTTCAGGTAAATTAACAGGCCCGGTGATCGATACTATTGTTGATACTGATAACGTATCTCATAGTGTTATTAGTTTGTATGCAAATGATTATCAAATAGCAATCATCAGCAAGGAAACATTTACACCAAAGTCAACGGTCACAGGGTTTTCGACAATCAATCAAGGATTTAATCTCAGTTCAACTGATTCAACAAATACTAATTCGCTATCTAGAATTTGGGGAACAGCCGAAAAGGCAGATGCTTTATTAGTAGGAACCACTACAGTACCCGCTGCAAATTTTTTAAGAACAGATATATCCAGCGTTACCAATTATCCAATAAGCATACGTGCAGATGGTGGTATTACTGTTGGTAGCAATTTAAACTTTAACATTGGTTCAGGTTCTGATGGTACAAGTACTGTGTTATATTCCAAAGCCAGTGGAAATAGTGTTAGTTTTAGATTAAATGACAATAACACTCCTATCACAGTATTACATCTTGCCGCAAATTCTAGAGTAGGTATTGGTACAAATAATACCTCTCCTGCTTCAACATTAGATGTTTCTGGACTCATCACCACAAGCGGCGGCATAAACGTCACATCAGAAGATGATTCATTATCCACAACTACTGGTAGTATTATTACTGCTGGTGGACTTGCAGTGAGTAAAAAAACCACATTGGGAGACGATGTTACAATAAACGGCCAATTACATTTAAATTGGATTGATAGCAATACTAGCTTGCCCTTACCAGGCCCAGCTTTATTACCAAGCACTACTAATATATACGATATTGGTACTTCAGCAAAATCATTTAGAAACATTTACGCACAGTCATTTGTGGGTAATTTTACAGGAACGTTCACAGGAACGCTAGAAGGTAGCATCAGCGGCTCAGCTGCTCGTCTAGCCAGCCCGACCGTGTTTAGTTTAGCAGGCGATGTTACAAGTGATCCTGTGAGTTTTACTGGACAGAGTACATTTGGTACTGCAATTTTTAATACAACACTTAGTCAGAACTTTATCAGTAACAAAAATCCTGCAACAGATTCTTTGGCTACTGATCAAATGTTAATATATCGAGTAGGAGAGTCTAACTTATCTCGAATGACAAAGGATGTGTTTCTCAAACATGTGGCAACCGTGCCGGTGGGAGTAATATTTCCGTTTGCTGGTAATGTGGTACCGACTGGATATTTATTATGCGATGGAAGTGAAGTAAGAACCGCTGACTATCCTGTATTGTATAGCGTCATTGGATACACTTACAAAGCAGCTATATCTTTACAAGGATATGCAACATTTGCATTGCCAGATTTTAGAGGAAGATTTCCCCTGGGCCGTGACAACATGAATAACGGCGGCGTTGTATCGAGCAAAGATGATATTGGAATACAAATTAGCGGCCAACCAGAAGCAGCCGCTAACAGAGTTACCGATGTTACTGCGGATTTGATTGGAACAGGTTCAGGTAGCCAAGCTGTTGCATTAACTACGTCGAATCTTCCGGATCACAAACATAATTTAAGTAGTGCGACTGCCCAATACTATGCAGCGGGTCTGCCTGGTGGAGTAAGTGATACAAGCGCAGTTCCTGGATTAGGATTACCAAATATAAGCACTGGATCTGGTTTACCTAATAGCGGAAGTGTTATTGCGGGACAATTGGGAACTGCGGTTAATGTTATGAATCCGTACACAACTATAAATTATATAATCTTTACGGGTGTCATATAATGAGTTATACTATAATTAAAACAGATGGAACAACACTAACACAGTTAGTGGATGGTGCCATAGATCAAACTGTAACAGATATTACATTAATCGGAAAAAATTCCAGCGGCTACGGCACATATATAAATGATAATTTTGTCTGGTTATTAGAAAATTTTGCTAATACTGCTCAACCTAATCATCCAATTACTGGACAATTATGGTTTGATACCAGCGAAAACAGATTAAAAGTGTACGACGGATCTGTTTTTAAAGTTAGCGGCGGCACAATTGTTTCTCCCACTGTGCCCAGTAGTATTTCAGCAGGTGATATATGGATTGACAGTACCCGCCAGCAACTTTATTTTAATGATGGCACATCGACTAAACTTGCTGGTCCACTATGGACCGCAACACAAGGCACTACTGGATTTTATACAGAAGATATTGTTGACTCAGTTGGTGTTAGCCATACGGTTTTGCGACTCAGTGTAGCTGGAACTCCTATTGGTATTTGGAGTAAAGATACATTTACGCCTGCAAGCACTATTGCAGGCTATGCAGGAGACGTGTACACCGGATTTAATGCAGGTACATATTCAGGAATCAAACTTCACAGTCCTGTTACACAAGCAGACTATTTGTTATCAGCTGACGGCGTTACTCGTAAAACTGCCGCAAACTTCCTTTCAACAACAGATAGTTCAGCAACGACGGGTACTATTACTATTCAAAATGCAATTCCATTGGTGTTAGGCGAAGGTTCTAGTACTGAATTCAATGCTACTACATCAATTTTCCAAGTTAAATCAAATACTACCAATCAGAACTATGGTATTAATTTGCTTAGTGGAACAGGACTTGATACTGCATTTTTTATCAATGCGACTACCAAACGAACTGGCATATACACTAACTTGCCAACGGCTTCATTGGATGTTAACGGAGATGCTAGGATTCGTGGAGATTTGATTGTTGAAGGTGCAACAACCACAATTAATACTACAAATTTAGAAATAGCAGATAAAATGATAGTGTTAGGAAAAGCAACATTGCCAACTAACATTACAGCCAACGGCGGTGGAATTACGCTGGCAGCAGGTACAGATGTAGATAAAACAATAGCATGGTTATCTGCAACATCTAGCTGGACAAGCTCAGAAAATATAGATTTAGCAGTTGGAAAATCGTTTAAAATTAACGGACAAGATGCACTGACAGGCAGCAGTTTAGGAACGTATATTGCAAGTGCTCCGGGATTGACCAGTATAGGAGCGTTGATTAGCCTACAAGCTGCCAATTTAAATATCCAGGATAATATTCTTAGTTATTCAAATCTGAGTCAAGCGGACGGTGATGTTATATTGGATCCCAAAGGCAATGGCACGGTAGACATACGCGACCATCGTATATCGTCACTAGCTAACCCAATTCTTGACACAGATGCTGCAAATAAAACATATGTAGATATTAAAGTTAGGTCTGCACCGCTGGCATTATCTTTAACTGTGCCGTTGGGTTACAGAAACGACCAAATAGCCACAAATTACTTGTCATATGTGTTTAATTCAGCAGATCATGAATTTAATACAGAAGCAAACATTGTTGTTACTGAAGTAGGCGGCACCACAGAAATAAGGCAGTTCCAGTTATTGGCTGGAGTATGGCAGTGGCAAACTAATTTGCCTTAACAAATAGAATAAATACTGTAGAATAAGGAACGAGTGAGATGTCATATACTATAACTAGAACAAATGGAGCACAAGTTGCAGTGGTTGCAGACGGAACTATCGATGCAACTCTTGATCTAAAACTAATTGGTAAAAATTATGCCGGTTACGGCGGAGTACAAAATGAAAATTTTGTATTTTTGCTGGAAAATTTTGCATCAAACAACCCTCCACCACGAGCAATCTCTGGCCAAATCTGGTTTGATAGCAGTTCTAGTAAATTAAAGTTTTATGATGGTGTTAAATTCCGCACAACCGGCGGCGCTGAAATTAGTTCAACTGCACCAACAGGCCTAACAGTTGGTGATTTCTGGTTTGATACGACCAACAAGCAGTTATATGCGTGGGATGGTGCAAATTTTACATTAATTGGCCCGCAAGGCGTAGCCGGTTCTCAAACAGTCACGCAAATGCGTTCGGTTAGCTTATTAGACACAAGTGGAAATCCTCATGCAGTTATCCAAGCTATCAATGACGATGTTACAATATTTACAATCAGCACTGAAGATTTTACACTAAATGCTGTTAATCAAATAGATGGTTTTGCAAACATACATCAAGGCGTAACATTGTGTTACACCAACGATGATGGAGTAAATAATCTAGGGCAAACACAAACTGGCCACCGATTTTGGGGAACTGCTACTGATAGTGAAAGATTAGGTGGGTTATCTGCCAGCTCTTTTATTCAAACAACTAATGCAACTTTTAGTAATCCTGTACAGTTTTCACATGCAGGATTTACAGTTGGTAACCCGCAAGCATTGCTTCGTATTTTTAACGATTCAGAAACTACCCCTACTATCCAAAATCAACAAGGTAAAGAAATTGTTTTTAAAACAACTGTTTCTGGAACTCCAACTACTTCAAATATTAAATTTAGTGGTCGTACTGATACCACTTATGTGGATATATTACCTACCACAACTTTAGTATCAAATATTGGATCTTTAGACTTTAAATTTAATAACGTACATGCTGATAAATTTAAAGGAACTGCTGATAAATCTGACTTATTAAGCGTTAATGGTAACTATCGTTCTGCTAGTACAGACTCTAGTATTAACACTATTGCTGCTAGAGATAGCAACGGTTATATAAATGCAGTAGTATTCCAAGGTGTTGCAACTAGTGCAAACTATGCTGACTTGGCAGAAAAATATCTAGCTGATGCAGAATATGAAATAGGCACAGTTCTAATGGTAGGCGGCGAAAAAGAAGTTACAACTTGCCAAGTGGGATTCCGTGCGTTGGGTGCAGTTTCTGCAAACCCTGCATATATGATGAATAGCGAACTAGAAGGTGGAACATATGTTGCTCTTAAAGGGCGTGTTCCTGTTAAAGTGACAGGGTCTGTTATTAAAGGACAACGTTTAGTAGCTGGTGCCGCCGGCACTGCCCAAGCCGCAATGGGCAATACTGCTGATGTGTTTGCAATTGCATTAGAAACCAATAATGACGCATCGGTTAAACTCGTAGAATGTGTTATTTTATAATGATAACTATACTTGCATACAAAGGATAACTCATGGCAGGCTTTGGCACATCGATTATAGCAACAGATTACAATGCTATACAATCAAAAATAAGCAATATCTTAGGAACAGGATCAGCCGACTACGGCTACGGACAAGCATTAGCGAGTTCTCAAGTTGCTAGAAATAATAAAATTACAGTTGCTCAGTGGAATAATTTAAGAACTGATTTACTTAAAGCAAGACAACACCAAACAGGCAACGACGAGGGCGGCTTATTAGTATTACCAACCACTAGTACAACAATTAAAGAAGTTGATCGTGCTGCGTATAATACGTTTGCAGATACAACTACTAGCAATCGATTAACTATTCCTCCAGCCAGCCAAGGAACTTTGGCAAACTTTGTCCCAGCCACTAGAACTAGTCCGTGGGCTTCTACGATTAGTCATACCGTTACTGTTACATTTGCATCAGCTGATGCAGCCCGCTTTTATTTTAACAGTGGCGGAAATTTTAAATTCAGTGCTAGTTTTACAAATTACACAAGCGATACTAGTCTTCTTATTAATCGATCTTGGGCAACATTGTTGACTAACATGGGTATTATATCAATGAGTGCCAATACTACCACAAACACAGGCACAGGAACTTCGCAGAATATTGGATGGTATAACTTAACAACTACTAATCAGTTGATTTTTACAAAATTTGTTGATGCAGCCGATAGCCAATATTCTCCAAATCAATATGATTTGTATGCTAGACGAAATGCAGGATCTACACAAGTGATCTTTACGCCAACATTTTCTTATACATCTGCCGGTGCGGGCGGATATGCTTTTGAGCCAGCAAACGGTACATTGACTAGTATTTCTCAACAATATTATGCCACTGGTTCGAATGTATCGGTAACTCCTCCTACTGCTGTAGTTTCAGGTTTATAACTCTAAATTCGTTGACTAGATAATTAAAGTAGTGTATTATACTACTTGTGGAGTTATCTATGGACGAAAGAATTGAAAAAGCGTTTGAAACAGCCAATTACATGGCTACATTGTCAAACCAACGAAGAATTATTTTAGAAGAATTTAATCAACAGTTAATATACTATATTAACGGTGCTGTATTTAAAATTGACAGCAATTTGATTACTTATGTCAAGACTGTATTGGATCTTGGACATACAACTGACGTTGTATTTGTTGATTCAAACAACTCTCCTGTGCAAATTCAAGATGTGCAAGAATTTTTTGATGCTGTTACTGAACAGTATTTTCTTGCGTTGAATTCATATTCAAACAAATATACAGAAATCAAAAAACAACGTAGAATACAGGGTTTGATTGAGCTATGAACTGCGGAGCAGTAATATTTGCCCAGAATAATTCTGCAATCGATTATGTCAAAATGGCAGTGTTTGCTGCCACACGGATCGATAAATTTTTAAAAATTCCAGTATCTGTAATTACAGACAGTAAAAGCTGGTTATTAGAAAGCCAACCTGATCATATATTTGAACAAGTAATTGAGATACCCGATAGTGCGGCATTCCATACACGCAGATTTAATGACGGATCGTTATCTTCTAAAATTCTCGATTGGAAAAATCTATCAAGAAGCCAGGTATATGATTTAACTCCGTATGACAGAACACTTGTAATTGACAGTGATTATATAATTAATTCATCAGTACTTGCAGGTGCATTAACACACGATGCAAATTTACAAATATACAAAGACAGTTTAGATATTTCTAATTGGCGTACAAATAAAGAATACCTTAGAATTAATCCGTACTCAATTCCATTTTATTGGGCCACTACATTTATATTTGAAAAGAATCCAATTATGAAAACATTTTTTGATTTAATTGAATACATAAAATTAAATTGGAATTATTTTAGAACTTTGTACAGTATCGAATCTCCCACGTTTAGAAATGATTTTGCTTTTAGCATTGCTATACACATTATGAACGGCAAAACCAATGGTACGTTTGCGGATGAATTGCCTGGAAAAATGATCTACTCTACTGACCGTGATATTCTTGTCACACTCGATGATACTACTTTAAAATTTCTTGTGGAAAAACAAGATTATCTTGGAGAATACACTGCGGCAAAAACAAGTGGTATTGATATCCACGTTATGAATAAAGCCAGTTTAAGTCGTTTTATTGATGGAGGCACAGGTGTCTAAAGGTTTCTTAGTACTCGCACAAAATACAGATACTGTTGACTACGTCAAACAGGCATATGCATTGGCATTGTCGATCAAATATAGTCAGACCACTGTATCGATGATATCGTTGGTAACCAATGATAAAGTTCCAAAAAAATACAAATCTGTATTTGATCAAATTATTCCAATTCCGGGAAATGACGACGCTGCTGATACAAAATGGAAAGTTGAGAATCGCTGGAAATTATATCATGCAAGCCCTTACGATGAAACTATTATCTTAGATACAGATATGTTGTTATTGGATGACATTTCTTCTTGGTGGAATTATTGTGAGCATTTTAATATTAGATTTTGCTCTACTATTAAAAATTACAAATTGGAAACAATTGTAGATACTGTGCATCGTAAAGCATTTATTTCCAATAATTTATCTAACCCATATTATGCATTACATTACTTTAAGAAATGCGACGAAAGTCTTGTTTTTTATAAAGCACTAGAATTTATATGTAATAACTGGGAATGGGCCTATTCTGAATTCGCACCTGTAGATTATCAGCCTTGGTTAAGTATGGATTTAGCCAGTGCTATTGCAATTGAACTGTCCGGTATGCAAGATGACATGTTTGATACTAATTCTCCTTTGCATTTTATACATATGAAAACACCGTTGCAAGCCTGGCCGATATCGCCAGTAAGTTGGCAAGATACTGTTCCTTATGTATTGACATCTAAAGGAAACTTGATTGTTGGCAACATTAAACAGCCTGCATTATTTCATTATGTAGAAAAGAATTTCTTAACAGACAGCATACTTGATAGATTAAAGGAATTAGCAGATGGAAGATATTGAAGATTGCCTTAGCCCCGAAGAAATTGCAGCCGCAATGGCTCCTGCGGTACAAACTTATAGATGCTATTTTGATATTAAGACTGGCGACATATTGGCTATTTCAAACGAAGAAAACAGTCAATATGAACAAGGGATTGTGATAGATTATCCTTTATATGAAAAGTTTGTAACGGGAGTAGAACAATTTAAAGATTGGGCAGTAACAAGAACAAAGAATCCTGATAGTGAATCGGGATTGGAGATTGTTCCTAGAATGCAACAGGAGTTGTTTTTTAAAAACAATATGTTTGAATGGATTACTGCCAAGCCCAATAAAAAGACAGAATTAACAGTACACTGGAGTCCAAACGAAAGCATGTGGATTTTCTTAATATCAGATAAAGTTAGACAACAGTATTATGATAATAAGTATTCCATGGAGACATTGACTTTTTTCATTACATTAGAAACTGACTTTGACTTTTTAGTTAGAACAATTACTATTAACATAAAAGATTTAGTATTGGATAAAGTGTGCGTTCCCTTTACAAGTAGTGTAGAAGAAAAAATAGATAAAATTTCAATATCTACTAAATCCTTATTTTCATCATACGGATTAACAATTTGGAAGAAAACTGAAGAATGAGCAAAACAATAAAAATTATAGATCAGGATATTATATTTCTAAGTTACGATGAGCCCAATGCTGAAAAGCATTATGCAGATCTAGTTGCTAAAGTACCCTGGGCCAAGCGTGTGCATGGAGTCAAAGGCAGTGATGCCGCACACAAGGCATGTGCTGCCAAATGCGAAACTGAATATTTTGTCACAGTAGATGGCGATAATATTGTTGATCCAAAATTTTTAGAAGTTGAAATAGACATAAACAAACTTGGATTAACGCCTAACCATGTATTCAGTTGGTGTGGCAAAGTACATGTTAATGACCTCATGTACGGAAACGGTGGACTTAAAATGTGGACACCTAAGTTTGTTAATGAGATGAAAACACATGAAAACTCCGATGCTAACGATACAAAAGGATTAGTTGAATTTTGCTTTGATGACAAGTATTATCAGTTTAATGAAAACTACAGCGAGAGCTTTACCAATGCCACTCCTTTCCAAGCATGGCGTGCCGGCTTCCGTGAGGGTGTAAAAATGTCACTGGATCAAGGAGCCAAAGTTCCTGATCTTAAAACAATATGGTGGCAAAATTATCACAGATTGCTGGTGTGGTGTAATATTGGTGCTGATGTTACTAATGGGTTATGGAGCATGTATGGTGCTAGGGAAGGTGCTTATCTTACCAATTGCACTGATTGGGATTACAGCAATGTCCGTGATTTTGATTGGCTCACAAAAGAGTGGGAAGAAAAATACAGCAAGATTACGGACGAAATGTTGCCCTATGAAATCATGGGCTTAGGAGAAACTTTAATTCACGAATGTAAATTAGAGCTTAGTAATGTTGATGCAAACGGTAGTAAATTTTTTAAAACTGTGTTTAACAATACACCCCGAATTATAAGGAAACGATAATGTACGATATTATTTTTATCAGTCGAAATAATAAAAGTTCTGAATTGGATTTTAACAGACTAAAACAATCTTGGCCATTTGCAAAGACTGCTGAGTCGTTTAGAGACGCACAGAAAAAATCTACAACTAAGTTATTCTGGGCAATCTGGCCCGATGTAGTAGTGGACATAAATTTTAACTTTGATTATCGTCCTCCAGTACACGAAGAAAAATATGTTCATATTTGGCCAAATAGTGCTGACCGCAATTTGCCATCTGTAGGATTGTTTCCTAAAGATAAAGAAGTGACTGATAAAGAAATAGAAAATAGATTCTTTTCAGGTATGATAAAAATGAATACAATAGCAAGTCACACCAAGTATTATGACATTGTGTTTATTGCATATAACGAAGAATATGCAGATGAAAATTACGAAAAATTAATAAGGCATGCTGGTGTTCAGCATAACGATATTCATAGAGTTGACGGTGTCAAGGGAATTCATCAAGCACACATCGCCGCCGCCGAAGTAGCAACTACTAATATGTTTTGGGTAGTTGATGCCGATGCTATTATTAATCCTCAATTTAGATTTAATTCTATGTTGTCTGAAAAAGAAAATGATATTGTCCACGTGTGGCGTAGTCAAAACCCTGTAAATGGATTAGAATACGGTAATGGTGGAGTAAAATTATTGCCCCGTGAATTGACACTAAATCTCGATGTTAACAGTACTGACATGACTACTAGTATTTCCAGTAAATTTAAAATTATGCCCACTGTTTCAAATATTACTAAATTTAACACAAGCCCTTTTAATACATGGCGTAGTGCATTTAGAGAATGCGTAAAATTAAGTAGCGGTGTGATTCGTGGTGATGAATTGGCAGAATCTCAAGTTAGATTGAACACCTGGCTTTATCAAGGTGGCAACTCTGAATTCGGAGAATATGCAAAAGGTGGTGCGAGTGCAGGACAGTGGTATGGAAAAACATACAAAGAGGATCCAGGAGCATTGTCTAAGATCAACGATTATGAATGGTTAGAAATACAATTTAATCAACATGTTGAAATGTTTCCTCCGGTTGAGACTTTTAAAGATTTAAAAGATCCTACTACTACTAGTATTGATTCAATGTCGTACTGGATTAGTGGATTTCGAGAAAGTGCAGAGATATCAAAGTGCGATATAGTCGATGCTGATAAAATGCAAGAATTATTGTATAAAGGCCACAATGAATATTCACGTGGTGGGGCAAGTGCAGGTAAATGGTTTGGAGAAACTTATAAGAATGATCCTGCCAACTATGCCAAGATTGAAGACGACTCGTGGCTAGAGGGTGAATTCTATTACCACATAGAAACTCACCCTCCGGAGACTTTTAAGTAAGATCAGCAGCCATTGGAAATACAGTGGCAATTGCCTTGGCACAGGCAATTGCCACTTCTTGGTGCTCTTTCTGAGTACCATTTGCACTGCGTAATTCAATAAAATGAATCCAACTACGTAGGGTACCATTCATATATAAACGGCTTTCAATAAGCCCTTCGGGTAATACTGCACGGGCTTGTTCTTTGGCTATGCCATTAGCGATAGCCCATTCGTATTCACGTTTAGCGGCATAGATGACTCGTTGTTGAGCTCGATACCATTCATTTTGTAACAATGTATCATCCACTTCAACGCTGTTCTGTCTGTTTTTGGGGTCTTGAAGTCTAGCTTCTCTTGTGACAAAATTGAGATCTTTTGTTGGGTCAGCATAGCGTTGAGAGAACTCTTGGAAACTGAAACTTCTGTGTCGGAGTATTTGTCGGGCAATGTCTCTGGTTGTGGTAATTTCGATACAGGCACTGACCATTTCAAGTGGGCTCCAGTGTTGGTGTTTGACCAAGTATCGGATAAGTTTTTCGGATGTGTCTGTGTTGAGTTGATTGCTTGGATTGCTGACACGGGCGCAATACGCAATGAGTTCCTGTGCATCTGAGATACCAAGATTTTTAAATTCTGGTGTTGGCTGTGAATAGGATAATAACTGAACATTCATTATTTATAGCTTCTTTTTCTTTAAGAATTTATCGGTAGATTTTTTAATGTCTTTTTTAACTTTTTCGGTATCTAATTTGAAATCAACATTGTCAATTTTATCTTCGTAGCTCTTTACTAGTTCAGATAACGATTTTTCAAAAGATTCCCAACCAGCTTTTCTAGTTTGCGGAGTCACACGGATTTCCCAAGTTTTCCCATCTTTAAAATTGACTAGTACTGCATTCAAATAACTTATTGGCAGTACATTAAGTTTTATATCACCAAATACCTCGGGCCAATGATCGATGACATCCTTGGGAAGAATTCTTCCCTGAGACGTCATTTTTTTGTTGTGGGTACTAGCTCTTCAGCCATGCGTCTAAATGATGCCGCTTCCTTGGACAATTTATCAGCCCTGGAACGATACTCTTTAGCCTGTGCATCTGGTGTCAATGCAATTGTAGCAGTGACTGGAGTTGTAACAGCTTCTGCAACTACTGGCTCACCGAGATCTCGTGTACGTTTACCTTCTGCTAAACTTGGTTGTACAGAAAGTTCATCGACTGGAATTCCACGTTGTTCTGCAATTATTTGATTTAACTCAGATAACGGAATACTATATGATAGTGTCGGAGTCATTTCGATAGCATCGGTTGCTACTTTGATTAACCGTCCACTTCCGTGCAGTGCAGGCAGCATGCGACTTCCATCTGGAAATTGAGTACGATCCAACGCTTCTGCAAATTCGTACGCATCTTGGCCCGCATGGCTTTCAACCAAATTGATCAATGCATCGTGATATGCATCTGGTAAATTTTCTGTTGGTACAATTAGACAATAGTAAGCATCACCTGGTAGTGTACGATATGCCACTAAACATTTTTTATTAGTAGCTTTGACCCTACCAATGTGCTTTAATTCACTCATTATTTCTTTGCTCCTTCAGCTTGCTTGGCAACTTGGTCCAAGAATGCAGTTAACTTAGTATAAGTTTGTCCAACTGCTGTCATTTCGTTAGGTTTAAAAGCACCCCGCGAACTGGCAATATCAATGATAACTTTCATTGCATTTAGGTCGTTGATATTCAATTCGTTCGCCGGCTCTTGGGTTGCAGTTTCTTGAGCTTGCGTGTTTTCTTGTACAGTATCAGTCATAATATCTCCTTAAGTAAGTACGTATATAATTTATCTCGTCTGCAAATGCGGACAGGCAATTGTGAAGAAACTGAGTTCCTTTTCACTTTCAAAGCCTATTTTAGTGTTGTGTGCAATGGTATTTGTACGATCCACAGTAATACCTTGCCCTATATAATACCTATTATTGAGATTCTTTTTAATCCAATCGTCAATATTTTTATACAGTGTGGGATTGTATCTATCTAAATGTGTGTATTTGAAATGCGGACAGGCAAACTCAACCCTCCGCAAATCGAAATAATTCAGAGGATTGGGCTTGCCGTTCTTTAGACTCATGCTTCTTCTGTGGCCATGTCGTAGTAGGCAAACTCGCCCCACGGTGGAACAATACTGTTATTTCCGTGGATGATGAACACTGTATCACAGTAGTTCTCGTCGCCCCAGCTGCCATACGGATAACCGTCTGTAAACATAATAAACTTTTTAGGATTGATATTATGTTCCTTCATGTAATCCCAGTTGGCATCAAATTCAGTTCCACCACCACCCATAACTTCATAAGTGTCAAACTCATCCATAGAGTATCCATCGAAATCTTGTTCGTTGTATACTCGAGTATCAAAGCACCAAACTTTAATTTTAAAGTCTTTGTACTCTTGCATAATGCCTTTAATTTCTGTTAAGAAATCTTTTGCTTGGTCGTCACCGATTGAACCACTCATGTCAATTGCTACACAAATGTCAATAGTTTCTTCGTATGCAGAACCAGGCAGTATTGCACTCATGTGCCAGCCCTTACGATTAGGACGCATAAAGCTGTAATCGTATTTGATAGTACTTTGAATTTGCTGACGCAAAATTTCACGCCAGTTCATTTTAGGTTCTGTGAGATCTTTAATCATGCGTTGAACACTTGCAGGTACATTTCCCGCACCCGCTGCCTGTGCCGCTTGCATTGTTGCTTCGCGGATCTCGTCACGAATTTGTTTCAACTCTTCTTTGCTGTACTTAGGCTGACCATCTTTGCCGTCCTTGTCACCCCAGTCAATGTGGTCGTCGAGTAATTGTCCCAACTGATTAAGTTCTTCCTCGTCCATCTCATCAAAGATTTTGTCGTAAACTTCTTCTGCACCCATACCGTAGTATTTAGGATCATGGAAGATTTTAATACCTTCGATATTATGTTCGCCAATGCGGTCCCGTACCAATTGACCATTTACACAATAGTCAGCGGCAATGTTAAAGATGCGTGGATTACGACCTTCGCGACGTCCCATGTGGTCAAACACATTATGTAGAATTTCGTGTGCAATAACAAACTCAACTTGCTTAACTGACAGCGGAGTAAAAAATTCTCGATTAAAAAAGATAGTGCGTCCGTCCGTTGCGGCAGTACCCATCCATTCTGTACCTTCTTGAATTTTCAAACGGGTAGCCATGTTGCCGAAAAACGGATGACGAAGTAATAGACCCACACGGGCTATAATAATTTTATCAATAATTGGATCTACGTGTGACATATTTGCTCCTGAATGTTTACTATGTATATAGTATAACACCTCCCGAAGGAGGTGTCAAATAGTGCTAAACTGAATTAATTCTTGTCAGTTGCGGCCGCAATGTACTTGCCAAATTTGGCATGGAACTTGTCAAAGCATTCGATTTCATCTGGATCCAATGGCAATTTGTAAGTACTCAACGCCAATTTAGTTCCCATTATAACCAATTCTGTTTCAAAGTTATCCATAATAAACTGGAAGAAGTTATTAACTTGTTCATTCCAGTTTTTAGCTTTCTTGTCGCATGAATCTTTCAATTCGTAGCACAGGGACACAGTCAAAGAGTACATGGCCGAAATTTCTTTTGACTCCATCTTCTTAACTTTACCATTCAAAATGTCTGTAGGGTTAGGCATTTTGCTAGAGTGTTTACGGTGTGCCATAAACTTAATAGCAAGACCTTCACCAACTGAGCCCGACACCAAATCAGTCAATGTTTCGTTATCGCAGTCATCGTCATGCAACAGTTCGGATACAAAAGACCAAGAGCGTGGAGTAGCAAAAGCACGTGAGCTAGACTTTGGATCAAAGTCGTACAAGTCCTTTTTACTGAAGCTCAGGAAACCAACCACGTCCTTGTGAACCTTGTTTTCAGCGGCCCACTCAAAGTAGTCGTCCCACTCAACAGTCATTTCCAGGTGAACAAAGCGGTTAGCCAACGGAGCAGGCATACGGAATGTCACACCCTTGTCAGTTTCACGATTACCAGCCGCTACCATAACAACATTGTCTGGCAGTTTATAAGTACCAACACGGCGATTCAAAATTAACTGATAAGCCGCGGCCTGTACACTAGGAGCCGCACTGTTCATTTCGTCCAAGAACAGCACAATCTTCTTGTGCTTTTTGGCAAACTCTTCGTCGGGCAATTCGCTGGGAGGTGCCCAAACCATTTTATTAACATTGCTATCAAAGTAAGGAATACCTTTAATGTCAGTAGGTTCCCACAGGCTCAAACGCACGTCAATAACGTGAGCGTCAAGTTCTTCGCCCAACTGTTTAATAATGTCGGACTTGCCAATTCCTGGAGGTCCCCAGATAAAGATTGGACGCTGATTTTTAAAAGCCTTACGCAAAGACTTTTTGGCATTTTTTGGGCCGACTGTGCGGCTAAGGATCTCGCTCATATATTTCCTATCTTAGTTAAAAAAATGTTGTTGAACTAACGCTGTTTATGTATGTATTATACAGCGGAATAGGAGAAGAGTCAAGTGCTTTTTAAGAAGTTTTTGCCAAAATTTACAATTCTTTTTGGCGTTCGGTCATGGCCTTAACCAAACCAAATTTACGGATGTCGTCCGAAAACAACATCAATTCAAACCCTTTTCTTTCGGCAAAAACGGTAATACTTTGGTTAGTAAGGTAATATGGACAATCCACATACCTCTCCAAAAAGATAATTGTTTGCGGACTAAGTTCGATTGGTTCGGTAAATGGAATTTCGTATTCTTTAAGTTCCAATTCCTTAACCAAAAACTCATAACCGTCGTCACTTAGACGGAATGCATTTGGTTTATTAACACGATTAGATTGCCACCATTTATGGCTGTACAAGTTTATATTAGCATCATCTGTACTCTTACCCCATTGTTGTAAAAATATCTTAGTCAATGCAGTTCTTGTTATCATTTAACGACTGTGCCACTTGTTAGCTTAACAACTTGAAAGTCGGTTGTGCCAAATGTTAAATTCAATTTTTTAGCAAGATTTCTAGCATGTCCAGGGTTGCTAAATGATACTTTTTTATACTTAGGGCCAGGATAGGAGGTAAGACTGTTAAACGATTTTAAATTAAACGGCTCGTTCTTATAGAACACAGCCCAAATGGCTTCTGCCTCTAAAACCTGCTCGGCTTTATAGGTCTTCTTGTTAGTGTACTCTAAAAGTACTTTGGGTTTTGGTCTCGACATAATATGCGTATCCTGATAATATACGCATATATTTATCCTTATTTTGACTCACCAAACCCGCCGCCATCCATTTGTACATTTATAACTTCTGTAGCAGAATTGCTTTTAACCGCGTTATAAACAGTTTCTAAGTCACGATTTAACTTGTCTAACATTTCGGTCAGTGTTAGACTTAGCAATCGTGCTTGCTGGATAGACAACTTGACTTCTTTTTGCTGACCCAACTCAGCCGCTCTCATTGCCTGGATAAACTGTGCAACAGGGCTGGTATTAATCGGATTTTGCATTGGTAAGAATTGCCTTCATTTCGAATTTATCTTTAAACGGACCCTTGTAAGGATACCGTTCGATTGTAATTGCTTTTGGGCAAAAACTCTTGACCCAGCCTTTGTTAAACTTAATAACATAATAGCCCGCACAATACAGACTCTTGCTTTGTTCGCTTTTGGTAAACAAGGGCAATTTACGTCTAACATCATACATGCTGTTGAATGGCGAACACAGTGTTGGATATCCGTGACACTCGTGTGTTTCTTCCACAGCAGTTACTTTGACTTTTGTATTTTTTAAAAAGAAATTACTGCCAAATTGCTTGGTCAAATCTTCTTTCTTGTTAAACATAACTTCGCCATTAGTGCTACTGAGAATAAATTTATTGTTTTCTTTCTTGTGTAGTGTAGCAATTTTAGTACCGTCTTGCTCTACAATCCAAAACTTGCCGTCAACAATAGGTTTTGCGTATATATCTGTCATTGTTCTTTCCTCACAATTATCTGTCTTATTGGGACATGTTTCTTTATAAACACATTCTTCTGTAATATACATTTTTATTCTTCAGTTGGAAACGGCCACTGTGCAAAAGATGCTTTAATTTCTGCACTTGTTGGACGTTTTGATAATTTTATATTTTCTTCAATAACTGTACCATCATCTTCGCACAGGTCAATTTGATACGGTGCAATAATATGCACGGCAGTGTCTTCTTCTGCCCATTCATGCTCTCCGTCGAATAACCAACCTGCACCACCTTCGTAGTACAATTCTTTGAGTTCTTGCTGTTCTAGTTCGCCGATGTCATCACTGAATTCCCACTCAACGCTGACGCTGTCATCAAACTCACAACCCCAACCTACATCTGCTCGAGCGTAGGCAACGTTGTCACCTTGCCAAGGAAGATTGCAATCTAAGTCACCTTCAACAAAGCCCTGCCCCCAGCGATAAGTTTCGTCGATGTTAAACCAACTTACAGAACCGTCTTTGTTACCACGAAACATTTCCACATGATAAACAATGCTTTTCTTTTCAAGTGGTTTGATTAGATATACTTTAGACATATTAATTCTCCTCGAATAAATTTAATGCCGCTTTTGTAAGCGGATATCTTGCTTGAAAAGGTTCAGCATATGATTGAATATTATCAGCAATCTTTTTCATGTCGTAACTGTTGCAGAATTTTAACATGCGGATACCAACTTGGTCTACTGTCTTTGGTACTGCATGTGTTGCAATTGTTTCACGTATATGTTCTTTAATATCGTCGGGTTGTGCAGTTAAATCGCATAACTGTACATTACGTTGATAGTCTTCCATAACACGATGTTCTTGTCCATTGTGGTCAACCCAACGTTGCAACATGAGATTGTTCCAACTATATCCTTTGGATTTACGGTCTTCGAATGCTTCAGTAAGACCAACTTTATTCTTTGAACCTTTAGTACGCACACCTGGGAAAGCACTAAACACATTGTCGCTTGTATCACCACGCATACATTTTTCAAACAGCATCCATTCTGGATCTTGTGCAGCCTTTGGTAATCCTGTCTTTTTATCTTTAACAGGTTTGCCCTTAGCATCAAAGGTGCCTTCGTGAGTAATATGTAAATCGCCTACACCGTTATATTGACTAACATTGTGTGTAATCAATTGTGCAAAATCTCCGTCTGTTGAAATGATCACGTGCTTGTCGGTTGGATGTGCTTGTACCCAACCTGCGATCAAATCATCTGCTTCTAAGCGAGGATGTTGCATTACTGTGCAGTTAGTTTTCTCTGCTACAAAGTTTTTAAACTCATCAAACGCTTCCCAGAAGATCTTTTCTTCTTCTGCTTCCTTGGCAGTATGTGCCGCACGTACAGCAGTTCGATTAGCTTTGTAAGGAGTGTAAAAATCTTTACGCCATGAGCGACCTTCGAGGCAGAACACTACATGAGTGCCGCCAAAGTCTTTCCATGCTTTCTTGATACTGTTAAATGTAATATGGAATGCCATGCCAAGTTTAATATCGGCAGCACCTTGTACAACGTGTCTAGCACGAAAGAATGTGTTAGCAGTATCAACAATAATATATGTCATTCAATTTCCGATTTGCCACCCGGCAATTTTCTTACATTAATATAGCCAGCACCACGAGTAGTATCTTGACCTTCGTCGGCTAGCACGTTTCGGGCTAGATCTTTGAACCAACGATCCACGATCTCTTCATCCGGATCGCCTTCAAACCCATAGCCTTCTTGTTTTAATTGTACTACAAACTCGGCATTCCAGTCAAGCTCAAAAAAGCCATTTCTGATATTATCTTTGTTGACATGTGTATTCAGTACAGCAACCCAGGATTCGCCTTTGGCAGTTGCACGTTCTTTTGGAGTCAATTTGGCCTGTATTTCGGCCGCTTTTGCATCTTCAGCTTCTTTTAAATGTTTGGCAGTTTCGTCTACAGTTGTTACCAATTTAGCCTGTGTTTCGATAAGTGCCTGTTCAACCTTATCCAAACCAGTTATACGTTTAAAGAATTTGGTTAACATCAAGTACCCCACTCGTTTTTAAACAATGGCACTTGTAATCTATCGCTGTATCGCCATCCACGCTTCATAGCTGCCAGTGCTACATTCTTTGCGTTAAGTGTATAAACACTTTCTACACCACCTACCGGCATTAGATAAACGTGTCCGTTAAATCCTGCTTCTCTAAATTCGTCAACAGCGTGTTCTGCATCAATGATATCTTCCGCTGTTGCTACTACAAATTTAAGATACACTACACCTACTTCTTCGTACTCACACACAACTTCCGGGCGAATAGCGTCAAACCAATTCTCGCCACTTGCTGGAAGTTTAGCACTCACGCTAAATGTTACACAACGTTCGCCTGGAATCTGCATAGACCAATCTTGCAAGTATTCTTTAAATTCTGGTGTAAGCGGTTGAGTACCGTTTGTTTCAAAAGTAATTTCCTTCAATTGTTTCATATAAACATGATCCAACAATTCAGGATAAGCACGTTGCCAACCTAGTAGTGGTTCGCCACCTGTGATAACCAAGTGCTCGTCTACCCATGTCTTGTATGGAAGAATTTCCATAATGCGTTCTGCAATAGCATCGCTTGTGAGCATTGGACTTAGATCTTTAAAACGTGGATCCCAACTGGCGTAACTATCACATCCTGAACTCACTAGTGGCAAGTCTTCGTATTTGAAAAACTTTTTAATATCGGCCGCAATGAAATCACGTTCTTTGCTTTGCTCGCCACGTGGCATGCCAAATCCGTCACAGGTAAAGTTGCAACCAAATGTGCGTAAAAACACAGACGGAACACCCATGTAGCGTCCTTCTCCTTGAATACTATAAAATAATTCTGCTATTTTAATTTTTGACATTTTGTTTCCTAAAATCTTCTACATCGCTAATTGCTAATTGTAACACACTTGCATAGTTAAGAGCTTGTTGTTTGGTTAAGTGTACTGCTGATTCAGTATCTATATAGCCTTTAGTTAGCAATGTCCAAATATGATACCATCGTGCTTTGCTCCACCAGTTTGTTTTGCCTGTGGTATAAATGGTCACAACAATGTCGCAATCATCTGCTTCCACCCACATGTTGTGATTGTGATTTTCGTCACCGCAATTACAAGCAATCCGGTAGACTTTTGAATTGCCCCAGTCGTTCGTTTTTAGTATACCCTCGGCTGGAATCTGCGGAGTCATTTAAGAACCTCTAGCATAGCAATCTTAGCTATCTTCTCACCAAAATCTTCATCTTTTCCAATAATGTAGATATCGTGGAAGTTACGATCTTTCTGACGATCGTACCGGCTAAACTCTACAACCTTGCCACCAATGGCATTATATACTTTGAATTGTAGTGTAGGATCACTGTTGACATCTCTTGTACTAACACTAATACTATTTTTAGAAGTGGAATAACAATCGGGTTGATCTCTAACGTTATCCCAATCCTCACGAACCCATTTAACCACCATTTGTTTTAACCAGTTCATAACTTCATTATCCTTTCGATTACTTCTATAGCCTGTGTAAATTCTTTTCTTTCTAATTGTGCTTCGATGGCCTTTTCGTAGTCGTTACGCAATTGTCTTAGATATGGACGCATTTGATATGTAGCATATGGTTGCGACCATCTAATAGTATATAGATATTTTGGAATCATCGTGGAGCAAACTCTTGTTGCATTTTAATGTTATCAAAGAATTCTTTCTTTGTACCCATGTCGCTATTAAATGCACCTTTGAGTACTGTAGTCTGTGTTAGACTAGAGTGTGCCATAATGCCGCGATTCTCGCAACATCCATGAATCGCTTGTATGTACACTGCTACATTTTCCGACTCAGTTGCTTTCATTATTTCGCGGGCAATGTCGTTACAGAGTTCTTCTTGCAGTGTTCCTCGGCGAGCACACCACTGTGCTATTCTGGTATACTTGCTGAGACCAATAAGTTTATTAGCGGCAATGATACCGATGTAGGCAACCCCACTGACAGGCTGGTGATGATGAGAACACATACTTCGAAGCTCACTACGTACCACAAGCATACCTTCGTAGCGGTCGGCGCTATCATTTGGAAAAGCTGTTGCGTCTGGTGCTTGTTCATATCTACCTGCCATCACTTCGTTAAAATACATTTTGGCCAGTCTACGTGCTGTGCCTTTACTGTTAGGATCATTTTCTCGATCAATAAGCAAACGATCAAGTACAGTTTCAAATGCTTCTGCGGCTTCGTCAATTAGTC